GTTTCGGTGGGCCACCTGCCCCTGGAAAGGCAGGTGTTGCGGCGCATAACCACTGATTCTACCCCAGTAGATTCTAGTTGATAGGCGGAAAATCGGATGTGATAGAGGACAGCCGATGCCACGAAATGCGAACCAGAGATGTCAAAGGACAGTGTATTGGCCCGGGAGGGACCCTCACGCACAGTCTCTGGCAAGCCTCGTGGTGCGCTGCAACGCTGACTGATGGAAAGACATCTAAGGATTCTGAATGAACCAACTATGGCCACAAATAATGCGGAGGGAAACCGCTTAGCCGGACGTGATGGATCAGATACTAATGGGATGGCAGCCCCAGTTATAGGCCAAACCCCACCTAACCTTAATCAGTCGGGTGGTCCCCAGCATGGGCAAAATGCTGTGGGCGGAAAACGTCACGGTCGTGAACAACGGCCGCCGCAGAGACGTGCCGGTGAAGTGACACCGGGAGGTGTGCCTTACTCCGAGAGTAAGCTGACACCTGGGCATGAAAGTGCCGGGAGGCGTCGAGAAGTCGACGCAGGTGCAGTGGCTTGCACCTCAAAACAGGCCAGCGTCAAAGCTGGTCGACAAGCTGGAAACGTCAACTCCAAAAAGGCGACTGAGCAGGTGCAAGCCAAGCACCATAACAAAAATGTGCGGGGTGGCTCGCCCTTTGACAAGCTCAAAAGCGGACTCAACGAGTATTACGCCACTGCGTGGTACACCAAAGCAGTTGGGGCCGGTTTTAAGTCCAAGGCAGCGTTGGATCGCTTCAATGCTGCTGTCGCTGCGAAAGCAAACGACATCGATCCGAATTGTGCACCTGTTTGCACCAGCTGTGGATCGTCAGATCTACAACTGTGCGACGATTTTATCGTTGCTAATGGTGTCGTTGCTATCCAAGACGATGCGTTGGTGGTGCCGGCTGGTGCTGCAAACGTTCGTTTTTCTTGGGACTGGTTTAAGGGCATAAGACGCGCCTTCACCAGACCATGGTACAACAGCGAACACCCGATCAATCACCAGATCGGGTGGATGGACAACAACTCCCTGCCCGAGGGGGAGTTGTTATGGGCAGATTTAGCCAGTTATATCAGGCTGAATCTTAACACCAGCTACACGCTGAATGGTGTTTTTGACCGGGCGGCCAAACTGGCCCATGCGAAGAAGTTGGCATTACGATTCTTCGATGAAAATAAGGTTGGCAACAACGAACGGCTTGAGCCAGGGTTCGTGGCGCGAGTGCACTTCACAGTGCAACGCGTCACAGACCAGGCTGACGACGCCTTCTTGTTGGCACAGACCAACCAAGAGCATAACATAACATCTTTGCTCATGAAAATGCCATGGTTTAAACGCTCTTTTTTAACAGCGTGCCTCGTTGCGATATCACTTCCTTTTCTTCCGAGGATTGTGTGTGCGTTGCTTCCAACGAGGATGTCCCGCTTGCGTCATATACTTACGACGCTAGGTCGGACCTTGGCCAATGGAAGAAATTCAGCCTTAAAATTGCCGGCACAAGCAATCTTGACTTTGCTTCGTGCCATAAGCGCAAAGTTGTGGAATGGGGTTGTGACGCCCTGCTACACCGCAATCCAACGGTTGTTATGCAGCATTGCCCTCATAATGTCGCTAACAGCGTCGAACGCCGCTATTTTAAGGCAACCCCGTCAGCTGGTGAACTTGATGGGGCTCTCATTAGCCGTATTGTAGATCGGCTAGTGGATCGAATGGTACCGCACTACATACCATTCGATAGTGCAGGCTTCCTTTTCCGGAAGAAAGGAAGGCTGCGGGCTCGTTACCTACGAGCATTTCGTGACATCGAAAAACGAGGTTTCGACATTGACAGAGACAGTGGAATATCTGCCTTCGTGAAAGTCGAACGCTATTTCGAGGATGGAAAAGCGCCACGCATGATTTTGGGGCGAAACCCCAAGTTTAACATCGTGTATGCTCAAATCGTTGAACCCATAGAGAAAGCATTCTTCCAGCTGGAAGAAGTTGCCAATGGGAAAGATCATCATGAAGTTGGATCCGCATTTTTAAAAATGCGAGACAGATGCCAACATTTCATAGAAAACGACATGAGCAAATACGAGTCAAGCCAGCGCTTTGTTACCCTAAGAATAGAATACCTCGTTTACCGTAGGTTATTGAGCCGGGTCCAGCCGGAGCTGATCCCCCTGTTAAAACTGTGCTTCTCGGCATGTCTGAGGAGTAAAGTGCGCACTTCACTAGGCGTGTTTTTCAGTTTCGTTTTATGTCGTGTTTCCGGCGACTTGACGACAGGACTTGGTAATGGGATCATCAACCTTGCAACATCACAATACAATCAAGTGATGAATACTTGCAACCCGAAGACATGTGGGTTAGACCTCTGCACGAACACCAAGTGTAGGGTCCAAGATATCCTCATCAAGGGCGACGACGGTGTGCTGGGGTCCAATTCCAGCTCAGACATTTTCGTTGATTATTACAAAAACTTCGGCTTGGACGCAAAAATTATACGACGCCATTCACCAGATGCAGTAGAATTCTGTAGCGGCCGCTTTGTGGAGGTCGCTCCTCGGGTGTATGTCTACGTGCAAAAACTGCAAAAGCTAATAGAGAGCTTGACCACTTGCATAAACCAAGATGCAATTAGGTGCGGTTGGGTAGCACACTATTACAAATCACTGGGTATGATGTACAGCGTCGTGTACAAAGGAATACCCGTGTACCGTGACGTGGCCGATTTTCTTTTGGCGACCAACGTTGACCACGGTCTAAACACAAATCTTGTCTCTTCTTACAACTTACTCGATGCGTTCCAAGCGGAACACGCAACGCATAACATCGATGAGTCCATGGCGAAGCTGGGGGTATCTCTGGCTAATGACATGGACTATGCCGAGTTGGATAGGATTAGTGCGTGGATGAGGGGGCATAGGCTGTGCTTTCCATCCGAAATGACCAAAAGATGTAACACCAAAAAGCCAAAAGCGGAG